AGTAGTTCTTCGAGTTTCGACTGCGTCAACTTCCAACTGACTCAGATGTTTAGGGTATGGGAAATTAGCAACTCTATTAATGTATGGAATTTGTTGGGTATCTCCGTAAACGAATGCTTCATCACACAGGGACATACTCACCAAAAAATTCACACAGCCAGGGTGTAACATCAGGCCTTCATCCACAAATAGCCGTTTGAACTGACAGCGACCTCTCCCATAATTCATCAAGAAGGAATCAACAGTTTTAACATTATCCTTGGTCGCAACTATCAATCCTGAGCTGTTCGCTCTCCTCCTGATCATTTCTGCAGCTTGTTTTCCAGGTACTAGAATCAAATCCTCATCTAGATTAACTCTAGATAGAATTTCCTTAGTTTTTCCACACCCTGGAACTCCATCGACCAAAGTAACCTTAGCACTACTAATATGGGGTTCACCATCTTTGAGCACAGAGCGAATTGCTCTTATTTTCCCCATGTCAGAATACACCATCGACTCAGAGCTTACAGCAACTCTCCTCCAGTTCTCGCCGCACACAATATTTCCTCCATCATAAGTCAATAATGCGACGAAACATTTGTAGTGAGCATCCATCACCACGCCCCAAGCATGACCGGTAGCCGACGGTTTCACTAACCACTTCCCTGAACATACGTCGAAGACTCCAAACTTCTCCCTAGTTTCGAGATCAATTGCAGCCGTATCTCTTATGATCTTCTTCAGATTTGACACTGCAGCAGAGAGCGATGCTACCAGGTTGTCTAGATAGTTCTTACATTGTTGAACTTTCAGCGGACCTGTATAGACCATCGCATGCATTTGCTTGCAAATTATCGCCTCCGTAGATGCCATGTGGAATTGCTGAATTGATTCAATTTCGGTTGTCCTCTGGAATTCATCTGACGTTGTGTCTCCTGTCAGTCCTAGCATTGAAATCTCAGACTTCCCGACCACCTCCTTGATGGATGTTTCTCCTACATCGGAAGAAACGATTTTGAGAACTCCACTTTCTCTGGATGTATCAGTTGGTTGCAGTGCCAAGGCCACATTAGCCTCAGTCGGTCTTTCGAAAGTGAGTGTTAACCCGCTCTCATTAGACACGACCGCTACCATCACCTTTGCAGCTATTACTGGATCGACTCCTAAATTGTCACACATCTGGGAAAAAACATTAACATCAAACTTATCACTATCCTTAAGCACAGAGATTTCAGACAAGGCGTTGTACATTTCCTCTGCCTTTTCCAAGCTTTTCCTCACATCCAATGTCGGCATTTCAACGGAATTTTGATATTCTCTAACCAGCCTATCATGGAAGGTCACATACAAATCAGGAACTTTGATCTCCAAAGCCTTTTCAGAGACTGATATGAGCTTTTGGTTTATCAACCTCTCCTTTATAGATGGAAAACATCCATGAAAGGCGGCTGATATCTCGTCCCACACGTACTCTGTCAAGGATTTGCTGTGCACTTGGAACTTTTGAATTAAAAGCTCATCCTTCAATACTGCAAGTTTAGTTTGCAAGAAGAAAGTCATTGACAAGGATTGTAATAAAGCCTTATCCACGTCCCACTCAGACCTTGCGGTAACACCGTTGATTATCACTCTCGATCTAATTGACTCGACGAATGATAAAACATTGGCGTACGTTAAAGCCTTAGACTGGTACGTCCGGATATGGTTCAAAACAGTGTACACAAAATCCTTGCTCACCATAACCTCCTTCCTGGTCATACGCTTCTTCTCATTTTGCAATGAAACATCAAAGAGCGGTACAATGACCATGTCCTTCATCTTTGGGAACCAATAATTTACAGACGATGAGTCCTCTAAAAGAATTCTTTCGCTGTTCATCATTGCCAAAGTTTTCTTGTAGTGCCATGCATCCTCCATTGCAGTATAAAACTCCTCCGTGTCTACACCTCTGTGGTACACACCTCTGTAAAGAAAGAAAGTATCAATTCTACTAAATTTACAAAACCATGTATTCACCCTAGTAACTAAAAACTCCTTCATGTAGACTTCTCTATTAGAAGCCGGGAAGTAAGTTTTGCACACATACTTTAATACATTACTATACGAATGACTGTAATTTAAAGTACTCTCTGCTACGAATGAAAAGTTCAGTACGTCTCCTTCCCTGTGGAAGGTTGCACCGATATCATCTAAGCTAACATAGGAATCTTCCAGAAGAAGATTTTCAGAAAAATGGAATGCGGCATAACACACATGAACATCTCTTCTCAAAAGAGCCGCTCCAAATTCATCCGCGGGGATGTCGTACAAGCTATGCAACGCAATCGCGTATACTTTATCCGTGCGGGACTTCACCCCATCGCAGTGTTGAAACGGTTTGGAACATACGACCGACTGCGGATCATCTGTATACTTCTCGAAACAAGGCTTTTGATAAGAGGGTATAACCTTTTTCTTCTGTGCAAGCCTTGCGAGGTACAGTTCGATACTTTCCTTTTGTGCATTGTGGCGCATTATGTCGCGCAGATCCATGTTGGGCATGCAGCAATGCACATAATCTCTGCCCTTGAACATGTGAGCAGCGAAATTCCCCCCGATATCATACGTTGTCGACCCATAGGGAATTTGCATCATCAGATATTCCAGTTCTAAAGTCCGGAGACCTCCCGCGAGACTGTGCACGGCGTTCTGAGTATTCAAAAACGTTATCTGGAATTCCGGGTAGGCCCTTGTGGCAATAAGTGTCTGCTCCTCACTTATCGTCTTTGGAAAGTTAACCTTTGGCCTGCGGTCATGAGCATTGCATTGTTCGACCGCTGATTCATACAGTCTTCGGTTAGCAAGGTCGTTCACCAAGGGATTATTCCCTCGGAGAGTGCTTGCTAACGCGGCGTTGGTAGC